CCTTTACTGCAAATTCATATAAAGCTGGTATATCATCTAACATTGCATTAGCATCCCATTCCATATAAATAGTTTTTTCTCCATCCGACCAATCAGAAACCTCTGCTTCTATATGTAAAACTCCAGGCGACTGACTAAGGCTTATTGTTCTGTTTACTATATATTCTTTCATAAGGTTTTTAATTTTGTTTCTGCTTCTTCATAAGTTTCAAAAAAATATTCTTCTCCTGTATCATAATCACTAACCAAATATTCTACTTCTTGACCAAAGCAAGAACATATTGTAATACCATTTTCTAAAGCTATATATACATAGCCACTAAATGTGTTAAAGCCTGTACCCTCATACATAATATCTCTATCAGGTAAATTGTACCAAGCATCTATAATTAATTTCATAGATTCAATATCTTGGTAGCCCATTTTATCTAAATCAAATTTAATTTCATTTTCCATAATTATAATTTTTATCAGTTATTAAATAAATTTAATAAATATTATAATATAAACCTAATAATTATTAAAAAATTTTAATTATTGTAGGATTGTACTCTGTGTGCTAGGTTTTCTGGAATTAAGTAACAAGGCTTTTGGATCTTTTTTTTTGTCCATAATGTAGTATCAGGGCAAAACATAGTAACTTCTTTTGGCATATCTAAATCATTTAGCCAAAAAATATAATTGCCACCAGGATCATTAACAAAATATAATGCCACGCAATCTTCTTTAATAAGTTTTTCATATTTATATTTTTCTATCATTTTATCTTTATAGTGTGTTTTTCTAAACTTCATTTCTATTACACAGCATTTACCTTTTGGTGTATATCCCTTTGCATCATAATGCTCATAGCCCCCTCCACACCATTCTAATTTCCAACCATCTAAGTTTAGAAGAGAAACTATTGCTTGTTCCCATTGATGAACATTATCTATCTTCATAAATTTTATTTAAATCGTTTATCCACCCCTGCACCTTTTTTATAGTGCCTTTACAATTACATCCACCCACATATTCATATCTGTGATTCATATACTTTGCGTGCAACCTGCTAATTAATTGTAATTCATCTCTAGATATTCTATTTGGGCTTTGGTTATTTCTAAATGTTGTCCAGTCGGTGTAATCTATATGATCCATTATTTTCTTTTTATTTTAATATTATTTAGAAAATTTTTTCTTTCTTCACACCCACAATCTTCACCCCAGATTTTTTTCACCAACCACTTAATCCCTGTTATTGTAGTAATTTTTTCTACTATATCTCCTAATCGCATAACTTATCTTTTAAATATTGTTTTACATTTCTATATGTATTATATAAACTATAATAACTTATTTTGCTTTCCCTACTTAGTTTGCTTATGCTTGTTCCAGTAGCCACAATAGTGAAAACTTTTTTATCATACCAATACATTTCAGATAGTTCGCTATTTAATTTATCTTGCATAAGCTGATACTCTTGTTCATTAACACCTACTATCTCAGGCATTTTGCTTTGATCTACGTAATCTAAGGGTATTTTTTTAATTCTGGATTCTACCTTGTGAAGATTTAAGTACATACCTCTTAATATTTTGTAGATGTAATAATAATTTACATCATCATCAAAAGTAATATTAAGCCCTTTTTCTACATCTTGTTGTAATTGTATATACATTTCCTGGCATATATCTTCTGCTACAACTTCATTACAACCAAAGGATTTTAAAACATTTATCCAGTCATTGTGTTTTTTAAAGGCTTTTTCTACGACATTAAAATGGTAGTTCTTTTTTTGCACTAGGTTTCTGTTTAATTATATTGACGTTATCAATCTCAAAACCTACATTATTTATTATGCTCTTTAACCTAATCGGTGCATCTATTGGTGTAGGTCTTGATCCTGTATCAGTATCTTTTATTTTCCTAGTGTGTATCATTGAGTACATCCATTCAGTTGGATGCTGTATGTATCTGTGTATTACAAAAAAATCATCTGCTCTGTTTACAAACTTGCCCCCACCCTCAACATCTGAAGCCATTGGTGGTATTGGGTGTCCTTCATAATAATCACCCTTGGGGTGTTTCTTTCTTAGTGCTTCTGTGGCTGCGTGTGTATTTAGCCATATTGTTATGTTGTTTTGTTTACAGAAAATTCTTAATTCACTTGTAGCTTGGTAATCATATTCGTGTCCATTTATGCCATTTAACAAGTTTTTATCTTTGATAAGGCTGTTGTAAGGATCAATTAATAAACCTTGATAATCCCAGGCTTCTTTTATATTTTGTGCTAGATTTAACAAATCTTTGTAACTATATAATTTATCTGCTTGAACTAATTTAAAATGATTATTTACATAATCACTTACTTTGTCAAGCTTCATTTTGCTCATTTTATTTATTGGCTCACAAGCTATAAACTCACAAAGCTTTCTAATAATACTATATGCTTCGTTCTCGCTTGAATATACCAACCAACGTATATTATGTTTCAGTGTGTATAATAACATTAAATAAAGAATTACAGTAGTTTTACCTACATTTGCGTGTCCTAGTATTACATTAAAATTAGATCTTTTAAATCTTATATGTTCATCTAATTTTTTAAATAAAAAAGGGGGCAACTAAGCCCCCAATATTAAAAAGGTAAATCATCATCTCTGTCTGGAGATTGATCTCCTGCAGTTACTTCTTCTACATAAGAGCCTAATTTCCAAGCTACTAATGTATTAAAGTATTTAGTTTCCTTACTATTAGGATCTTCCCACTTTTTACCATAAAGGTTAATTTCTACATCTACTTTATCATTAGATTTATAATTATCTAATATATTGCATTTATCTTTTCTTAATTGTAATGTAAGATATTGTGGATAATCTCCAAAAGTTTTTAAAACAAAATTCCTAAAACTAAATGTGCCTTTTGTTTGTGTTTGATTAATTTTAACTAATTCTCCTTGTATTTTCATTTTAGTATGTTATTAAATTCATTAGTAAATTCTCCTATGTCCTTTATGTTTATTACACCTCTGCTTGCAAGTTCTATTGCACCTTTAAATGCCACTTGTCTAATAATACTATCATTAGTACTCATTGGTTTTTTATAATCAAACTCTGCTTTCCCTAAAGCCTTTGCTGATTTATACTTTTCACTTGTTACTTCATAGCTTATACTATCACCAACCCCATAAGAAAAGCTATCAGGTGCAGGTGTACTAAATCCATATACATCCCCGTTTTCAAATGTAACAGATACTTTATTAAAATCTTTACCATCTTTTGATGTCCAGCTTTTTTCGTTTTTAATAAATTTAATTTTTGATTTTTTCATAATTCTCTATTTGTGTTTTACATAATTTAATTTCTGATTCTAAGTATTCAATTCTTTTTAACATAGCGTTTACCCTATGATAGTAAAGATCTATTAATTCATCTTTAGCTGAAGAATCTATTGCTTGTTTTTTTATCCTTTCTTTTAATCTAAAGGCTTCAAATATTTCATTAGTTATCGCCATCTAGTTTAAATTTAGAAAGTTTATTATTAATCATTTTTATTAGTGTTTGTGCTTCTGCATCGTATTCTAAATCCCAGTCACCTGTCTTAACACTATGTATTAATGATTCTCTAATTAGATCTAATTCAAATATGCTTAATTTTACTTTAAGTATATCATCTGTCGTGTATTGTTTTTTAAATATATTTTCCATAATTATTATTAATTTATATAAAATTATAAAAAATTTTTAATAAAAACTAAAAAAAAAGGGTGAAAATTAATCCACCCTTGCTAACCAAACTCAAATTATAAGAAAATTCAACTTATTTAAAAACACTTAAATATAGTCATTTATATTAATCTATCAAATTTTTATAATGACAAATTAATTCTTCCAAATCTTTATTACTAAATTTTTTTATTTGTCTAGACATATTAATTAACTCATCTGCAGTACCTATTCCATAAATACGATCGATATATTTACCCATTAAGTAGTTTTGTCCTGCGTGAAATCCATTACAGCTTTTACATTGCACGTGTACGTTTTGTGCGTTCCACCTAGTTGCATAATGTCTTCTAGAAACAAAATGCCCTGCATCTACTTCTTTCCAATGTTTTCTTACACCACAAGTAACGCATTGCACTTGTTCATTTTTAGATAATCTTGTTCTGATGTATTTACTAAAAGCAGTATCTAGTTTTCTGACTAATCCTTTTCTAGATATTTTTTTCATATTTTTTTGAAAATTATAAAAATTTTGTATTTTATACAACATATATGTATATATATATGTATATTATATATATTTAATTATTATCAATAATAATATATATATTATATATATAATAAAGAAAAAAATTACTTCCCTTGTCCTATATATTTTTTTTTGTAACCTTTCGAACTTTTTAATCTAGATTGGTTTTTACTATGTGGATGACTTTTACGTTTTGGTTTTCTATATATTGCTATCTGTATTTTTCTTGCCATTATTTACTACTCTTAGGGTGTTTTTTCGGTAACAAATCGTAATCTGTTGTATATTTAGCATTCTGTGGCCTACCATTTTTAACTAAGTATAAAAAAGCGTTTACTCTTGCAAAAGCCCATTGTGAAGCACTTTTTACATTAGGGCTGTGTGATCTATTAAAAGCTCCTAATCCTCTTTGGTAAACACTAGAAAGCATACCTACTGTTACTCCATAGCCTAATTTTTCTTTGTATCTTTTATTAAAGTCATTAGCTTTTTTCTGCAGAGTTGCTTTATCTTTTGCTTTTGGTTTAGCCCCTGTTTTTCCTTTAGCACTACCACCTGCACTTCCTTTGCCTTTAGGGTTTTTGTTCGGTGTTCCAGATCCTGGTGCTTTTGGTGATTTAACTATGCCACCTCTTTTTCCTACCTTTGCATAGCTATCTTTTTTAACACATTTACCTTTTCTCTTAACATAACCTTTAGGGCATTTTCTAGATTTTTCATATAACTCGTGTTGTTCACAAGGCATATACCAAACCTTATCATCTTGTTCGTGAGTGTGATGTCCTTTGCATCCAATATCTTCTGCAATTTCTTCTGCTTTTTCTTTGGTGCTATAAGCTAATCTTCCATTTATTACAGCATAATCATCATTTACCTTTATATACTCTTTAGCTAATTTCTTTTTGTCGATTTGTTTTAGCTTAGATATAGCCCAGTTAACACCTGCACTACCACCCCAAGCATCCCACATTAAACCACCGCATCCCTCAGAATAAGGCACATCTTTATTTTGTTGGTGTCTTTTAAAACTAGCCATTCTTGCAATAGTAGATCTTGTAAGTGCTTCACCACTAGCAAGTTGGTTTGCTCTGTTCCATCCAACAGGTGTGCCACAACTACTTCCATTTTCTTTTTTCCATTTTAATGCACGCCTAGCATTATTCCTTGCTGCTGCAGGGTAATCACTATAAGTTTTAAGATCTATTCTTAATAACTCCATTAACTCAAATATAATTATACTATCCATTTTTTATTTTTCTAAATTTTTCTACACCTCTACTACCAAAGTAAGCTACATAAACCGTAACTAATAAATTTTTTAAAAGATCTACCCAACTTTTATCTACATTAAAACCAATATCAAAGCTATCCAGGATTATTAAAAAAACCATACTTGTAGTTAAAAATATTAATGACATCGGTCTAGTGTTTTTGCTTAACCAACTATCACTTTTCATATCACTATCCCATCTTTTAGATACTTCTTGCATTTCGATAGAATCCATTTCAAGCAGTTTTAAAGCTGTTTCTTTATCTTCTTGGGGCAAATCCTTGTCTTGCTGAATTAAGCCCTTTAAAACGCCTAATGCACCATTATTAGGCAATACATCACCAACTAAGTTAACAATGCCACTGCCTTTGTCTAATAAAAACTTGCCAACCTTACTATCCTTGAACTTTTTCATTCCACTTTATATGTATGCATATCAACAATAAAAAAATATTTAATTC